CACACTTGTGGGAGTTGTTTCTTGTAGATTGGGAAGTCAATCATCAAACTAACTCCTGTTGATACTGCATCAATTGCTCTTCTACGACTTCATCTACACTCTCTTGAATCACTTGATAAATGTAATCAATGTTGCCAACATCATCGAAGATACGTGCAAGAACCTCAGGATCTTCTACGTTGTTACCATAATCAGTGTTGCCATCTTCGTCCTTTAAGTGACAATCATTCTTGGTATAAATCCATGCGGCACACTCTGCATCTTCTCCCTGTTCTTTGATCATACTTGATACTCGGTCTTGAAGTTGCTTGAGAGTGTAATTCATGATTAGAGTGAATAAGGTGAGTAAGTGAGTGTTAGTTAGTTAGTGGGGAAGTTTTTGCAGACTGCATCACATAGGACACGGGTCAATTCTTCTTGAGTTTCGGGATACTTACCCTCCCACATTTCCCAACAAAATGTTTCAACAATAGAATCAATGTCCTCCATTAGTTGTTCTCTTTGTGATAACATTTCGAGTTGATTGTTCATTTGAAGAGTGTGAAGATAAGTCTTGATCAGTGACATAATCACCAACGAGTTTGAATCAGTGCAGAGTTGAAAAGTTGTGGTTCTGTATGAAGATCAGTCACTTCATAGTTGTAACCTTCAACACGATTATCAACCTCTTTCTCAAATGATTCTTTGTTAATGTAGGACTTTGATTGCATGTCATTAGCAAATGTAACCGTCTTATACATTAGACGCTCACTGATACTTCCATCAGCATATTTGACGGGATAGAAATCAACAACCATGTTTCCGTGTTGTGCTGTGAGTTGCATCGAGTTGAATCCGTTTCTTTGACTCTTTAATAATACAGGAAAACCGACCCAGATCAACCGATAGTGGACGGTTCGTCAACTGGTTTATTTCTCTTCTCTTTCCAGTGTAAGATCAGGTGCAAAATATATTTCAACATCACCATCTTGAGGGTCTTTACCATCAACTACCCACTCTTCATAACACGCAATAGCATCAAAGTTGCGGTTATCTGTGGCACAAGTTGTCATTGCTTTGAAATAAGTCTCTCCCATAGTATCAATCATGTCATCACGATCGTCAGTTTCGTTGAATGCGAAGAGGTCAAGAGTGGTGTCAAACATGTTAATCAGAAAGGAATACGTTAGAAAATAGTTGTAGCAATTAACCTGCGAGTTGGTATCTTTTTATATCTTTCATTACTTGTCTCCACGCATGTCCGTCTGATGGAGTTTTGGAAGTTGTTAGTTTCTTTTTTGTTCTTTTATGAACATAAATTCTGTGTTTTCCCGTCTCTCTGAGTAGTTCAAAACCCTCAGATTTGAGATGTTTCTGAAGTTGTTTAGGTTTCATAATAAAAGGGAAGGAGATAAGGGATTATCTCTCAACTCCTATAAGATACCGCATCTGTTTACGTCGTGTTGTATCGGTTGATACCGTTTTGGAAACTCGTTCAAACTAATTTGGGATCTGTAGTGATATGATGAACCGTTGGCGATTTACTGTCGTCAGAACCCTTGCCCCCACTAGACCAAAGACCTGTTTTTTGCATAATTCTGTCTGTCAGGTGTGTTTGGTCATCCCTCCCCCTCTCGTTATGGAAAAAAGAGAAAGTATCATTTAGTGGTGGTCATCGTGTTCTTTGAATAGTTGAATCGTAGTAGTTCATCATCTGAGTATCACGATGCGATAAGAATAGTAGGTAGCAAGTGAGACCCACGAAGACAAAGATGCCGCTTAGTAGATACTGTGTGATTTTCATAGTTATCAGAATACGTTGGTCCATGCTTGATGTTTAGCAGAACTAATCCTACCATCTTTGAGTAATCCATCACACACTTGACAGAATACTTCAAACTTTTCCAATCGTGTCAGGTTAGCATCAATTTTCATTGAAGTTTCACCGACGACTTTGAGTAATTGTGTTTTGAGCATGATGTTAGTTAGTGGCGAAAGTTTGGGCGATAGCGTCAGACTTAAAGCGTCTGCATAACTTAAACAACAGTTTCAAATCATCTTCAATAACATAACGAAATGAGTCTGATTCGATGATGAACTTACCATCTTCCAACCATACTTGTGGAAGTTGTTTCTTGTAGATCGGGAAGTCAGTTGGCATGATGTTAGATAAGGGTTTGCAGTTAGTGAGGGGAATCACAGTATAACTGGAGGAGTAGAACAGATTAAATCCCAATCATATTCACCTCTACGATGTAACATTGATTCACTATAGACACCATACTTATCAGGTTGATCCTTATAAACATTCTCTAAAGATGGAAGGACTTGATTATACATCCAGTCCTTAGCTTTATCATTCTCACTCTTCTGAAGATAACCAATTGTTGTCAATAATAGACCAATAGTTTGGTGTAGATGTTCCTCATGAGTTTCAGGATTGGAACCCATTTTAATCATGTAGTCTGACATAGTTTGAAATTCAGGAGAACAATTCAGTTTGTTAGAATCAATCAAGGGTGAATGTTTTTTCGGTGATGACATTGAAGTCTGAATCCATGGTCACATAATTCCACTCGTTCTCGTCTTCTCCTTCCTGATAGAGATGTAAAACACCCTCAGAATCTGTCTTGACGTAACAGTCATCAAAGTTTTCAGTGTCGAGAACATAACCCGATGCGATGAGTCCTTGAACGAATGTCATGCGGTTGGTGACCTTTGTTTGTCTTGAATCAATTGTAGTCGATCAGGGGTGATCTGTGAAGGGGTTCAGATCAAATTGGGTACAGTTCCCCGATTGTCACATCTGATCGATTTGACGTTGGATCGTTTCGTTCCTTTCTCTAATAACATCAACCATGGTCGAATCTAACAACTCAATGAGTAAATTAGCACCACAGATAACGATGATAACAACAAGAGCAATACGCATGATGAAAAGATTTAGTAAAGAATGTGAAGTGATTAGATGATGTTAAACACTTCATCTACATGCCATTGAAATACTCATGTAACTCTGCATAGTATTGCTCTTCAGTCTCAAACTTGCGACCGTGGATAACACAAGGGAAAGTGTGTTTTTGAAACATTGCACCAGCAACTTCGATGTCTTGTTTGTCATAACCCATTTCGAGCAAAGTGTCCATGTAGGGGTTGTTTGTTTTGTTCATGATAGTATCATTGCACAGATTCCAGAGAATCTCAACCGTTCTTGTGACACCTTACAAACTGGTTTTTTTGCTTGACAATTCGATTCACTTAACTCACAATTTGCCACTTACAAAAGCACTACCAACAACTCTAGTATATTTTTCCAATGTTCCATCTTGTTCACACTTAAGATGCCAACGTGTCATGATAGTGACGCCATCTTTAGTAGCACCAGTCATCATTTTTCTGCCTTGTTTTGTCATTGTAGAGAACAAACCATAATGAGTCTTCCACACATAGAATGCTTCATCAATCAATGTTGCATCATCAGGCAATCCCTGCTCCTTACATACTGCAATTTGATCTTTTTCTTGTTCGGTCATGAGAGTAACTTTGAAACACTAATTGATGTTAAAAATCCGATCATAATCACAACATCGAAAGATTTTGTTCTCACAAAATATGGGACGGAGATTAGATCTGCAATGAGGTTAAGTATAACCCCAATAGTAACATTTATATGGAGAATGGTAAAGTATGCTAGAATCACCATGATACTTCCAATGATTCTAGCAACTATATCAGGACGACTATTGACTCTTGTTATCATGTACCATATTTTTAATTTGTCTGTCTAATTCATAATAAACTGACCACAATTTTCGTGACATATAATGTTCCATTGGGTTTCCTTCAATACAACGGAGAATGTTAGATGTTTGTAGTTGAGCAGCGAATAACGCATCAAGAGGTGAAGTTTTTTTCATTCATTTGTAAAGAAAGGAACCGTAAGAGTCACAAATGTGACAGTTATTTGCAAGAAAATCTATCATAAACCGAACTCCTTTTGCTGGTGACTTCCATGATGCTGGTTTGAAACATTCACCACTCTTATTGTTCACAAACATCCAGACAGAATTTCCAGAATCACGAACACCATTTACGACCATATATTGCACAATTTTGATATATTTCCGACCAATTTCTGTCTCAAGTTGATGATAGACGCAACGACCCGATTCAATACTATCAACCTTCCAACGATCATTCAGAACCTCAATGAGACTATCGACAAGGAATTCGGATTTAGTTTGAATTAGAGTAGTCATGAAAAAAGAGAATAGATGATGATAATAACAGGGAGAACATACAACATCAGCACGCCATCCCCATTGCAGAATTGTAGAACTGAGGAAGCATCAGTTCGTCGGTTACTTGGTAACCATAACCCTCAACACGGGAATCAATTTCACGTTGGAAATCTTTCTTGTTGATATAACGCTTAGACTGAGTTGCACCGCAGAAAGTAACAACTTTGAGCATCAGGCGACTGTGAATCTCACCCGTTGCAAATTTGACGGGGTAGAAGTCAACAACCATGTTTCCATCTTTTGAAGTAAGTTGCATGAGGTGAAATCCCTTTGACTCTCTTAATATACAGAATCGAGAGGGGTGGGGTAGTTCAAGGCGATACAAAACTCAGGAAGAAAACCTTAAGGTTGTTTGTGCCTATTCGGGAACTGTCACACCCACTCCGATTTATCGACGAATCTCCTTTATTGTTTGCTCTAATCGAGACATACTTGCTTCGAGTTTAGCAACAGAACAATCCAACTTTGCAATCTCGTTAGAACGCAATGTAGAGGTGTTTGGAGTCAAGAACTTGAGAATTTTCATCGGTGTAGTGTGTTTCTGTAGCGGGAACGAATTCATCATCGGAGATGTCATAAACTGTGACCTCCTGTTGTAGCGTCTCTTTGGAGCAAACTTGTAGTTGCTCAAGCAATTCCATGTAAGTCATGAATCAACCTCCGAATAGTTGTTGTGCCAAGTCATCAATCTGTTGCATTTCTGCGTCTCGATCGAGTTGATCACGCATGGAAATTAGTGCTGATTGTTCTAACTTAAGTTTGTCCATCTCTACGTTGAGATAGTGGAGTTTAGTGTTAATCTCACAGCGATCAAGTCCATCAACCGTAGGCATATCGTAAACTGTATTGTTGATCTTGCGAGGTTGACGGATGACGGTCATTGATGAATTCCTTTGAACTACCTAATAATATATGCCACAGGGTCGCCTGGCGACCTCTAGTGGACAGTATGGAGACTGTCACCATGACTTCTGCGCGGTAAAGTTTCTGTAACTAAACTCCCGACGATCAACTAATTTGAACGTACCATATCTGTTCGTCCGAACATAACCTTCATGATCACATTCTTGACCCTCAAACTGACAGACAACATTTTCATCTGCGATCATATCATCCATGAGCAATTCTTTGATATGCATGATAAGTTTATAGAGATATGTTTGCATCCTAGTCATACCTGCATCCGCAATATCTTTCTGTTCGCGTATGCACTTGTTCACAGCAACTTTCAAGTCTTTTGCTTCCTTACCCTCAGGAAACTTAACGAAGTTTGCTACAGTACCTGCAAGACTGATCAGATAATTGATTCTACGGTAACGAGAAGTAATGGTGACGTTTGTGTTAAGGAACCGCACCTTATCTTGACTGAATGGTTTACCCTTCTTTCGGTTTGCATTTACTTCTGGAGGAGACACATCCCAAGGAAAACTGAAGCGAACCTCTGCACCCTTGATAGTGTTACCAATGTAATGAGTATGAGCAGCAAATACGATAGATTCTGGAGAGATTGTATCAGGAAACTTGTAAGTAATGCAATTAGGAGTATATTCTTTAGTACCACCAAAACCAATGAAATCTCCCTGATAGATTCCATCAAGACGAGGAAGCGAATCCATGCAAAGATGCAGGATAGATGCTACACGGGGACGATCACCATGATTCTTCTCAATATCATCGTGAGTATAATTGATCTTGATCTTTACTTTGTTGAAGACAGACTTAGTACCAACAAAGAATCTTTTGTTTTCAGGATTGATACCCCAAACGATAGCAGGTGCTCCATCATATTTGACTGAAACAGTGTTATCAATGCAACGGAGAAACCGCAGCATTTCCATGAAATCTTCCCGAGAAGTTAATAAACAATCTTCTGGGTGTTCAAGGTGTGTATTTTTCATAGTTCAATTATAGAACCATACAAAAAATAACACAAGCGATAGTGGACAGTTTAACCAACTGTCACAAGGGTCACTCCGTTTGCAACGAGTCTAAGTAATCTAAAAGTTTGCGAATATTGCTGTCTTGGTTTACATTCGGGTTGTCGATCATTTCTGACATGACAACATTTAGAGCAGTCTTTGATTGTTCTCTAATTCTTTCTTTCTGTTCGTAATCTGTAAATTTTGGTTCTTCCATCAGTCAAACTCTACTTGATCGAGTGGGATAGGATCTTCATCCTGAGTGTTATATGCAGGAGGAAACATGTGTGCCTCATAGCACATATTTAGAACTGATTCACACTCTCTGTAACTAATACTATCGACCACAGTTTTGTTGATCTGATAGTAACGAACTGCATCGTAAATTAGACACTTTTGATTATGAGATAATTCCATTAGGTAGTAAACTGCTCCACAATACAGGACTCAAGATCTTCTGCGAGGGCATATGTTGGTGCCTTGAGAATATTTGCTCGCAGACGATTGTAATAGTCATCATTCAATCCATTATCCTCAGCAACAATCAAGTCAAAACATTCATCGTCATTTTGTGCAACAACAACCCACATTCCACCATACTCAGAACGAGGAAATGGGATGAAGTGATCAACAGTATAGAGAAACTTGGATGTCATTTTCCTAGGTAAAGTTCAATGTAATTTTAGTAAATTATTTACGAGATGTCAACCGTGGAGGTGGTGGCATTTTCACCTTCATCTTAGTTTCTTTCTCATGGTGAGCAACATCATCAAAGTCAACATATTCCATCAACATATGAACCATGTCGTATAGTTCTTCGATTTGATCTTCAAGGAGTTCAATACTCTTTTTCATCGGACAAATGCCAATTCAAGTGGATTCAAATGATCAAAATTCAACTGCATTGCAGTGTAAGGAGTTGTATCGTTAATTGATACTTCCTTACCTATCTTATTTGAGTTGATGGGGGCATGGTAAGTGTGCGTAGTGCCTCTCTTTGCTGTTGTTTTTGTTTTACAGAATCCCCAGATAGTGCGATGTGGATTGTTACCATTGAAGAGATACCCAGGACGATATACAAGGAAGATTGCAATAACATTAGTCTTAAAGCAAACTTCCTCGTAGAAGTGATCCTCTGTTGGCGGTTCATGAATAAATCCATCGATCATCGCTCCACTTTCCAATGATCATTACCTTTAGCAGGAACCCAAAAATAGTAAGACTTATTCAGTGATTGTAGAAACAACCATTGTTGTCCCTCAGATTCACTTTCATCATCTACAACGCAAGTGTGAAATAGATCCATCTCATTAGCAAAACGATTCTTTGCTTTACGAGATAGAGGAGTGACACAAACGCGACGTTTTTTGGTAGTCTTCGTAGTCATCAAAGATCGAGAATAGTTTGGAAGTTTACAGTTTCGGACACCACAATTTGGTTGGTGTCTACATTTAGAATAATATGTTCCCATACTGTACTGTCAGAACCAGCAGCAAACATTTCCAACTGGGCATCATCTACACGTTTGAAGAATGTTTTATCTGGGACAGGATTAGTACGGAGTTGTTTTCTGCCACGAAGATTGCCTACTGCATTGTAAGCGAAACCAAGGGCGATTAGTTTTTCGGGAACATTCATTTGCGACTGAAGTTATTGTAGTGCATCGAGCAACGGATTCCCATTACCTTGATCCAGTTTGGAAATTGTCACCCTCTTAGATTTAGGCGTGATTGTGGTAGTCTGTTTCACAGTGGTTTTGACTCTCTCAGATCCCTTGCCACCACTAGATTCTACTAATTGACTATTTGATTTTTTTGTTAATTTTGGTGTGCCAGGTGTTCTGCGTCGTCTCTGCGGTTTAGATTGTGACTTTTTCATTTTATCTAACTTACGCATGGCAATATCAAATGACGTTGCTAGTTCCATCTGTTTACTGTTATGAATTATCATCCACTTTCTTTTACCATATGGAATCACACACCAGATCCCATCTGGAGAGATATAATCTCTCACGGGTTTCGGATGTAACAGAGTGGAGTTGTGATTGTGATACTTATTCTTCACTCTTGGACTTCTCCAATAATCCATGATCTCATACCAAATGGTGTATCAGCAATGAGAGTCTGTGTTAATGTTGCCACTTCTCGGGGCACAACTAAACAGAATCCAATACCAAGATTGAATACATTACGCATCTCATTCTCAACAATGTCTCCTGCTTCTTGAATCTTATTAAACAATTCTGGTCTCTCCCAAGCATCATAATTCACATCAACTTTAAGACCCATTGGAAGACACCTAGGAAGATTCTCAGGCAATCCTCCACCTGTAATGTGTGACATGCCTAGAATAGGAACCTCATCCAATAGGTATTGAATAAGACGAGCATAGATGGTGGTAGGTCTCAACAACTCAGGCATCTCTTTATAGTAGATGTAATTTCTCCACAGCATATCATTGATGAGTGTGTATCCATTACTATGAAGTCCACTACTCTCAATACCGATGACTACATCACCTGCTCGGATGTTGCTACCATTAACAATATCATTCTTCTCTACAATTCCAGTACAAAAACCAG